TGATAACGTGGGCGGCGAGCTATTCCCGTTCGCAAGGATTGACGGAGCGCAACTACAAAAGGGCGTTATAGGCACACAAGGGTGCTGCGTCTTTATTGAGCGCATAGCATTTTTGGGCAGTGGTCGCAATGAAGCACCTGGCATTTATGTAGGCGCAGCGGCTACTACGCAAAAAGTAAGCACGCAAGAAATTGACAATATCCTTTTGCAATACAGCGAGGCGCAGTTAGCCTTGGTCAAGCTCGAAGCCAGAAACGACAAGGCACACCAGCATCTTTATGTGCATCTACCTGACCAGACCCTGGTCTATGACGCATCCGCATCCGAGGCTTTGCAAACGCCTGTCTGGTTTACATTGGTAAGCACACTGTCAGGATTTGTTCAGTACCGTGCCAGAAATATGGTGTGGGCTTATGACAAGTGGTTGGTGGGCGACCCTCAATCAAACAACATTGGCTATCTAGTCCAAGACACCGGCCACCACTGGGGCCAGCAAGTGCGCTGGGAGTTTGGCACGCTTATTGTCTACAACGAAAGCAACGGCGCCATCTTTAACCGCTTGGAGTTAGTCAGCTTAACGGGTAGTGTCGCCCTCAATAAAAATCCACAGATAAGCACCAGCTACAGCGTGGACGGCAAGGCTTACAGTCAAGACCGCAGCATCAGCGTAGGCACTACCGGCAGCAACAAGCGTTTAACCTGGTTCCAGCAGGGACACATGAGGAACTGGCGCATCCAGCGATTCCGTGGTGACAGTGATGCTCATGTATCGTTTATGAGACTTGAGGCTCAGATTGAGCCACTGGCGTACTGATGGCAACCGCACCCATTTCCCGCAAGCTGAATTTAACCCGCGACCAGCTTGCGGCGTTTTTGACCGACCAGCAACAGATTCGGCAGTTCGAGCTTTTGTTTTCCACGGTTGACCAACTGCAAGTAATTGTAGGAACCGACTTTGAATTTCAAGCAGACAATGCTGCTGCTGCCGCAAACGAGGCATTAGCGCAGATTACAGCTTTAGCACAGCAATCAGCAGTGAACGCAGCACTAGCAGAAAACAGGGCAAGTCAGGCTCTGGCGCTGGTGGACAAGCTGAATAAAGCCGTTGAGGGTTTGCAAATGACCCCACCACCACGGGAGTACAAGCGCAGCCGATATGGGTCGTTTTACGACACCACAACACAGGCTGCCACGATCATCAACACAGCTACAGCAATCACGTTTAACACCACAGACCTGAGCAACGGGGTATTTATTGGCACGCCCACTTCGCGCATTATTGTTGACACCGAAGGTATCTACAACTTTGACACATCGTTTCAGTTGGATAAGACCGCAGGCGGAACGGCAATATTTGATTTTTGGTTTCGCCTTAACGGTGTTGATGTAACAGACAGTTGTAGTCGAATTAGAATTCAGGGCAACAACGCTGAGATTTTTTCATCGTTAAATTTCTTTTTTGATCTAAAAGCGAATGACTATGTTGAACTGATGTTCTCGGTCACTGACCTCAGTGTTGAGGTTACGGCTTTTGCTGCTTCAGCACCCCATCCAGGCATTCCGTCCATAATTCTCACAGTCAACAACAACATTGAAGGAGTCCAATAATGACTGTTGTGGCACTTTCAGATCGTGCAGCTACTATGCAGCGCTCGCTTTGCCTCGACGTAAGTAGCCTGAGCCTCTTCAATGGTCTTGAATGTGCCAAGGTAAGTTTTGGTGTTGTTGTTTCCTATGCGTGCCATAAATCCAGAGCCGTTTTTAAAAACGCCAAGAACGCCTGTAGATTTATTGTTCATCTGTGCTTTTCGTTGGTTTTGAATGTTTTGTTTCTGCGTAACATCGCGCAAGTTTTCAAAACGATTGTCAGATCGATTGCCGTTTATATGGTCAATTTGCCCGTCTGGAAATTTTCCCGTCATATACAGCCAAGCAAGCCTATGGCATTTATAAGTTTTTCCGTCAATAGAAGTTACTTGATATTTGTCAAGGGTAAGACTACCAGATATTTTTCCTTGTTTTACCCCAGATTGTTTCAACCGTCTAACAAAAACACCAGTGTTTGGGTTGTAATCAAGAACTTCTTTAAGTCGGCTTTGTGTAATCATCCAACAACTTTAACACATTTTGAAAGGTCATAAACATGGCTGTCACAGTAAAGGTGCTAATCCCTGCAAAGCAAGCAGAAAACGCACAGACCACTCAATACACCGCAACGAATGTCAAGGCAATCATTGACAAGTTTACGGTGACAAACACCAGTGCTAACAATGTGACCTTCAGTTGCAATCTGGTCACTGTAACTGGCTCAGCAGCGGCATCGAACCTGATTATTGATGCGCGAACCATCGTGCCTGATGAGACCTATACCTGTCCCGAGTTAGTGGGTCAGGCGTTAGATGTTGGTGGCTTTATATCTACGCTGGCAGGGGCGGCAACATCCCTGACCATCCGCGCATCAGGCCGCGAAATTTCATAAGGAGAACAGCATGGATAAATTTATGATGATGCCCAAGGGATTCATGGGCCTGCCAATGGATGAGGGTTTTATTACCACAGCAGAAAACAAAAAGAATTACGCCATTGCGGTGCAGGATTGGAACTATGGCCCTGAAGTGCCTACCAATGAGCCAGGCGCAAACAAGGAGTTTTATGTGGGGCTGGCCGAGGCTATGCAGTGCGATGAAAAGGACGCTAGGCGCAAGCATTGCTCAAACTGCGAGTACTACGACAACAGCTTTATGACCCAAGTGCGGATTGAGCGCATCCCGCTGGCAACCTACGATAAGGGCGCAGGCTTTAGGGGTCATTGCGAAAAGCTGAACTTTATCTGCAACGATATGCGGGTTTGTCAGGCGTGGGAAGAGCGCGAATCCGAGATGGATTGACGGAATGCCAAAATGTGCGAAAATCAATCCGCTGAGTTACGGCATCCAGCGGCCTTCCCCATTAAGGAGTTGTGCATGACTGATTGGCTCAAAGAAAACCTGCAAAGGGTTTTTATGCTGCCTGCGCCAGTCGTGGAATGGCTCGTCATGGTTTACGATGCCATTCAGGTGTTTGACGATATTGCCGATGGCGATACGGTAGAGCGCAAAGACCTGAATGCGACCATCTGGAACACACTGGTAGGCATCCACCAAAACCAGTTCTTTATAACCAATAGCCACCACCTTGTGCCTTTGCTGGCAACGGCAATCATGAAATGGCAAGCCTCAGACCAGGCAGAGCGCACAGGCCAAGCCGATGCTAGGTCATTTGTTTGGCGTGCAGGCTATTACGACCTGATTTTAATGGCCGTATCGCTCACGCATGGGCCAGGCTTCGCTGCAAAAAATGCTCACTTGGTCATGGAGTTATATGGCGAGAAATTTGAAGATTACATGAAGGAGTTTGGCAATGCCTGATCCAATCACAGCCCTAGTCGTTGGTGGAAGCCAACTTATAGGCAGTTCAATGCAAGCCAAAGCAGCAGGCAGTGCAGCCGAAACGCAAGGTGCAGCCGCGCAAGCTGGCATTGATGAACAGCGCAGGCAGTTTGATGCCATGCAAGCCTTGCTCAAGCCTTATACGGAGGCCGGTGTTCCAGCATTAGAAGCACAGCAAGCATTCCTTGGCCTACGAGGGCCAGAGGCAGAGCGTGCAGCTATTGCGCGTATCAGTGGTGGTGAAACATTCCAAGCACTTGCAGGACAAGGCGAGGAAGCATTACTACAGCGTGCATCGGCCACTGGTGGCCTGCGTGGTGGCAATATTCAAGGCGCATTAGCCCAGTTCCGCCCACAGTTACTGTCAAGTCTCATTGAGCAGCAATATGGCCGTTTGGGTGGAATGACGCAATTAGGCCAACGTTCTGCTGCCGGTGTTGGCGAGGCAGGAATGACAACAGGCACTAACGTATCAAATCTGCTTGCCTCTCAAGGCGCAGCTACGGCTGGTGGAATACTTGGTGAGGCTAAAGCCTATGGTCAACTGTTTAACCTCCCTGCACAGTTTATCGGTGCTCAATACGGCGCAGGAAGAACTCCAGGCTTTGGCTTTTGATTGGATAAAACATGGCAACCATTAACCCATTCCAAGGCCCAATAAATTATTCAGTTGATGTGCAAAGCCCGTTTGAGGCGGCACTTGGCGGCTTTAAACTTGGCGCTGCTGGAGCAGAAATACAAGCGCAACAGAAAAAGCGTGACCTTGAGATTCAAGCAGCACAGCAAGCGCAACAACGGCAGACAGAACTTGCCGATCTATTTAAAAATCCAAATGCAACAAGTGCAGACTATGAGCGTGTAGTTGCATTCTTGCCAAAAGATCAAGCAGCAATTGTTACTGGAGGTTTTGAACGAAAAACCAAAGCGCAACAAGAAACTGATTTACGAATGGGCGCGGAAGTTTATTCTGCCATTAAGTCAGGACAACCTGATATTGCAATGCAAATGCTGACTGACCAAGCCGCAGCTTTTCGCAATAGTGGTCGTGAACAAGAAGCCAAGGCAGCAGAAGCCTCTGCAAAAGCAATTGAGCTTAACCCAACAATGGCGCAAACAACCGTTGGTCTTTACATGGCTAAATTACCTGGTGGACCAGGGTATCTTGAGGCAGCAGATAAAGCACTTACAACAATTAGAGCAGAGGCAAAAGCACCATCTGAATTGCGGGAGCAAGTTGCAAAAGCAGACGAAGCCGTTGCAAATGCTATTGCAGCACAGGCCACCGCTACAAATGCACCAGCTATGGCAAAAGCTGACGCAGATTTAAAAGCTGCGCAAGCCCGAAAAGCCGAAGTTGATGCAGAGTTTGCTAGGGCTAATGCTGTTTTAGAAGCGCAAAAGAAAGCTGTTGACATTCTTAAAACTAAAGAAGATATCATTATCAATAAAGAGAATGCCCGTATTGCCGCATTGAATGCACAAATATCTAGAGAGACAAACATAATCAGGCAGGGTGAATTACGACAAAAAATTGATGATGCAAAAGAAAAGCGTGATGCGGCTGATAGAGATCAAAGAGCAACTCTTGCTAATCAGTCAGCAGACATTGACAACTTTATCAACACTGCAACAAGAATTAAGCAAACACCAAAAGATATTATCAATGCCGCAACTGGCCCGATAGCATCAATATTACCAACGACCAATCAAGGAGTTGCCGACTTTGAAGCATTGGTCGAAACGCTTGGCTCACAGGCTTTTCTTGCACAGATTCCAAAAATTAAGGGAACTGGTAATTTGACTGAAAAAGAAGGCGA